CGTATAGTTAGGGTTTATCCCTTTCTATGCGGCTCAATTTGCGAACTTGAAGATCTTCTTGATTCTGATAGTTAGACATTGCGGATCAGTAGATTCGTATTCATTTTCCTAGTGGGAAATGTACAACCTTTGGGGTTGATGTCAATTCCACACGTGTGGTGGCTGATTGGTAACAATTGGTAACATGGCCATAGGCCATTTTGTAAAGAAACTTGTAATGTGAAATTGTCCTCTATTGCTTGTTTCTTTATTTTTGTTTTTATTTTGTTTCTTTGATTTACAAAGTCCGGGTTAAATATGATAAAACACCCGAAGATAATCACGTTAGGTGGGATATTTTTCCTATTCATACTTGGTTATTAAACTAATAAAAAATATTAAAATGTTTAAAGAGATTTTCTCACCAAAAATAGTGCTTAAACGGAAATATTTAAATTTGAGTAACTGAAAGCTGAATGAAAACTACGAAGTGTCATCGTTATGGCACCTTGTGAACGTGCTCATTGTTAGCGTCGTTTGATTGTTGGTTAAACAACTAATCATTTATCATAAGTCCTTAGTTAGTAAGTAAAGTCAGTAAGGGATGTGAATTTATTTCCCTATCCGTCTGTTTTGTTATTTGTTCTTGTATCTCCTCGATACTTTAACCTAAAGCACAGGTTACTAGAGGGCCTGGGAAAGAGTTTACTCTTCAGTTGTAAGTTTGAAGGCTTAATAACTAACTTACAGTGATCACTACTAGAGTGTGATGAGTTTGATCTTCACTCGGAAGATCCCTGTCCGTATTGGCGAAATCGGAAGGTAAGGGCAGCCCCCCAGCCATTTATCATGATTAGCATTATTATTATTATTACAATTATCATTCTCCTTTATCTCATAACTTATTTGCCAATTTTAACCTTGATTTATTTTTATTATGAATCCAAAACCATATACTACAATTAAAAAGAGTGTCAATCTCAATCGAAGAAATTTGCTTCCGAAATGGAAGCTCAATAAGATCAGACGTGAGAAGTCAGGTAAGACCCCCGGCCCACGACAGATGGGGATCTCGAAATCAGATGAGTATCTGTGCTCATCCCTTCGGGATTATGCTCCCTTGGAGTTGGAACTCCAAAGTGGCATTGTTACCAATGAACTTGACTTAGTTGATCTTATGCGCATTTACCAAACTTGCTTGTATGTTAGATATAGTATGCTTGTCTTGCCCCAATTTCTTTCTGAAACTTTTATTAACGCACAAGATCACTTGTTTGATTTGTTAAATTCAAATAAAACTTGTGATGTAACAAAGTACTACATTGTTTTGATTGATGAGATGGCTTTCGACGACGTTGCCGAGAATCTGGATTGTGTTACGAAGGCTGTTGAAATTTTCAATGGTGATCCAGAATTATGTGGATTTGTTGATGTCGATTCTAATATTACATGTGATGACGCATCAAGTGAACACACCCTATCTGGGGACACAAATGATTCATCCACTACCAATCGTTGCATTCTCCAAGGCGGTGTAACATCTAGAGATTTAGGTATTCCAATCAATGTTAGCGTTGATCCCAATGTCACTGATACAGCAAAAACCCTATTTACTGACTTGAACGATTCGATTAGGAATCTATCTGATAAATCCATTAATGTTGAGCACTCACTCAACACCGGTATAGGAGCTTGGATGTTAGAACACAAAGAGGTTTTAGGCATTATTATCCTTTGTATAACGGGTTACAGAGCAGTGCGTTATGGTGGACACGACGCTATAATTTTTACTGCTCTTTCTAGTGTGGCTATAGCCTACACATTAGTCAACCAAGATCTTGGACCATGGATCTCTAATTTTATTGATATCATTAAATCTAATATCTTCGGTGGGGATAAAGTCACCCCACAAGGAGGAGTTGATTTTACTAACTTGTTGCCAAAGTTGGCCATGTCAGGCATCTTACTGTGTATCTGTAAAAATTTGAAATCAAATACTGCTCTTGGTATGGTTGAGGAATTTGTCGCGAAAAACGCAAACATTAGACGTATGCAGGATGGTGCCTGTTTCACCATAGAATTTTTACTTGGTTTGGTCCAGTCTATGCTCAACTGGTTTACCGACTTAACTAATTTAAAGTCTATTAAGATTAAGGATGACCCATTTTGGGAAATAAATCTATTCGGTGAACTGGTCCATGAAAAACAGCGCGAGTATATGCAGGATCCACTCAAGGATAGCATTTTTGTTGCTGAATTATTGCAACTTAGGGCTGAAGGTGAGGAAGTGAGGAGCAAGATTGTTAAGATGCCTAATAACACCCACCAAATGAACGCTTTATCCTTGTTACTGAAGGAGTTGAATGACCTTATTAAGGATTTGAATACTCGGATGGTTTCCGTCAATGGTACGCGTCCTGAACCTTTTATGTTCGTTTGTACGGGGGCGCCTGGTATTGGTAAGACTACGGCCATTAATTGTTTAATTCCTGAAGTGACTTGTTTGACAATCCCAGAGGAGAAACTTGAGCACTTTATTGCCCATCAGGGCGAGTATATCCAAACTTATAATCCAAATGATGCCTTCTATAGTGGTTATCAAGGTCAATACAATTTGCTTGTGGATGAATTTGGTGCTCTTAAGGATGCCGCAAACGGCACTCCGACTGTGTGGAGTGAACTTATTCGCTGGGTGAACGTTAATCCTATGAATTTACAGATGGCGGATCTCAATTCAAAAGGTCGGATTTACTTTCGTTCCCAATGCATTTGGGCTACTTGCAACCGTCAGCACTTTAATAGTATACACTCAGTGGAGGAAAAGGAGGCAGTCTTTCGCCGACTTAATTTCACATGGGTAGCAGCCGTTAAACGGGAATACTCTACGGATGACACTGTGAACCTCGATGTTTGGGACAGGAAAGTTGATTGGGAGAAAGTTAATAAAAATGTACAAGTCGCATCCGACTTTACTTACTTAGATTTTCATCGAATGAGTGATGTTAAAAATGGAGTGTGGGATAAGTGTCCTATAGACATCTTCACTCTTAAGAACTTGTGTGTCGAACGTATTAAACAGAGTAGAACAGAACATCAAAGTTTACAATCCAAGATTGATAGAGCAGTAACTCGCGCCTTAAAACAACGAGCTTTCAAACAGGCTGGAGAAAAATGTGGAAGATGTCCTGGTTGTAATGTCGGTATTAATAATGCCGGGCTCACCTGGCAAAGATATGTTGAGCAACTTTGGGATAGAATGGATTTGGGTGACCAAATTGTGTACGACTTCGAAGAGTATAATTCATCCCACATTGTTCGGCGTATTTTGGCTGGAAAGTGGACTAAGGATGATTTTGCAACTATTGACGGTCATGAATGTTATCTCGATTGTGAGACGTTCGAGGAACTTTGTTTATTCTTGTATCTTAGGAGTGAGTCTAATCGTTTAGTATCTGTGTATTCCACTAAGGTTTCAAATAGTTGGCTTTCCACTATTCTTAAATACATTAAAAAATTGGATAAGCTTATGGCATTTATCTTACCTATATCTTTGATCTTTGGTTGTATTTATGGTTATAGGAAAATATCGAATTACGTGATGAGTGATTCCTCTCCCATATGTCAAGGTGATTATCCAATGCGCAGGAAAAATATGACACGGGCTAAGGCCAAACGTATAATGACCCAAGGTGGAGGCGACCCAAATGCAGCCAACATTATTACTAGTCTAGTTACCCGTAATGTTTGGCGATTTACAATACAGTTGGAAGGTGACCGAAAGTATCAGGGTTGCGTGCTCTGCGTGCAGAATGGAATGGTTATAATGCCTGAACATTTTGTGAGAGCCTTCGCGGATTATGTCAATGGGGACCCAGAAAATGGTATCCCCCCTCGACCTGATTTAGAAATTACCTTTACTAACTGTTATTTCAAAAATCCTTTGACTGGGGATCGTGTGGGTCGCTCATTTACTAGAACTCTTTCTGATCTATTGACAGCTAGGGACGAGTTTGGAAATCGTACCATGACTTTATACGAAATCACTGATTGTCCCACCGATGATGTTGGTTTAGCTATAATCCCGGGAATTACGGGTAAATCCATTGCACACCTCTTTCGGAGGAGAGATCAGAGGATTCCCCTTGATCATAAAGGGGTCCTCGGTCTAGTTAACTCAGATTATGCAGCTGTTTATCATACCAGTTCGTATACCTTCAGGAAAAACATTGTCTATGAAAATGATGATGACTTTGGAGTATCTAAAGCAATACAGTACGATATACCTACGCGTGTGGGTGATTGTGGAGCACCTTTCGTTATTTTTGACAAATCCAGTGAGTGTAAGATCGCCTCTATACACGTTGCCGGTATTGGTGGTACCGTTGGGATAGGGATCATTGTTGATCAGGAAGGAATCAAGAATGCGATTGAAATGGCCTCTAATTTTGAGGGTATTTTACAAGATTTAGGGACTGAAACATTACACCCTGATATAAAACCACTCGTTTCTGAGCAAGTTGTTGTAGTGCAAGGTGGGCCAGTATATGAGCAAAAAGCTAAACCTATTCCACAAGCCAGAAAGACAAAGATAATTCCATCTCCAATACATAATTTGATAGATGATAAGCCTCCTTGTAAAGCTCCAGCCCTTCTCACACGCCGTGGTAATGTAGACCCTATGGCTAATGCCATGTTTGGTTATGGAATTAACAATATTAGACCACGACTCGATTTATTACGCGTTGCCGTTGATGATTACTGTAAGGAGCTCTACAGAAGGGGTTCTCCAGCATCAATGCGGAGAGTTCTAACATTTGAAGAAGCTGTCATGGGCATTCCCGGAGAGGATTTCATGGACGGTATAAATCGATCAACTAGTCCAGGCTGGCCAATGAAACACTTGCTCACAGGTGGTTCAAAAAAGTCAGCGTTTGGGGAGGAAGAATGGGAATTTACATCCAAGGATTGTGCTATGGTTAAGCAGCATATGGAACATATTGAAAGAGTTATTTTGGAAAGGAAAAGACCCTATGTTGTTAATAACCACTTCCTTAAGGATGAACTCAGACCTTTGGATCGCGTAGCTAAAGGAAAAACGCGTCTTATTTCGTCAGCAGATTTGACTTTTTCACTCTTGTTGCGGAAATACACCCTAATGTTTTCGAGCTTTGTAATGCGTGGCAGGATTAATAATGGTGTTGCGGTTGGTATAAACGTGTACTCAGATGAATGGTATCAATTAGCATCGCATCTTGGTGAAAATCACCCTAAGATAAGATTAATAGCAGGAGATTTTAGTGGTTATGATAAAAGTTTAGCCCCGGATGATATCTGGGTTATGAAAACCGTTATGCTCCGCTTCTATCAAGATTATGGTGAGGACTCCCAACTTATTCGGGATGCGCTCATAGATGAAATAGCACAAAGTAGACACCTTGTTGGTGATTTGGTGTACAGTTGGATGGGTGGAAATACCTCTGGTAACACTCTGACAGTAGTCATTAATAGCATCACTGGTTGTGTCTTGGATAGATATGTTATTTTACTTGGAACCGAGCGGATTAAAAAGATTCGTTTTGATGTCAGTTCCGCAGAGATTTTCCTTAAGAATATGAGGGGTGTCGTTGTTATTATTCGTTATGGAGATGATGGTCTGATGTCGGTCTCCATCCAAAGTGTCGAGTATGGACACATTACTCAACAGTTCATGACTGAGTCTTATGCCAGTATTGGTATGGTTTATACGGATGAGAATAAGAGTACCGATTGCAGTGGTGAACGAACCTTATCTCAAGTCACTTTTCTTAAAAGGGGATTTGCCAGAACATACCACCTAAAAAAAGGTTGGATGGCACCACTCTCCTTAGACACTATTTTAGAGTCAATACAATGGACTAAAGAGCATGACTTGGACCTTCAATTTTGGAAGGATAATATCGATCATATGTTGATTGAATTGTCAGCCCATCCGAAAGAAATTTTTAATAATTGGTCACGGAAAATTTTGGCGGCTTGTGCCAAATCTGATAGTGGTTATGTGGTGGTATGCCCATCCTATCGAGACTTACAAGATAAGTTTGTCTCTTTAGAGTATGTGGTGTAGGGCGTTGTTCAGACCTGTCGCATGTCTTTAAAAGGCGCCTGTTGCTTCAAGTTGATCAATCTTGAGTTAACAGTAATAAATTGGGTATAACCCAATAAAATTGGTACAATAACTCTTCGTGTTCGCCGATTTGTTGTTGTGGGTTGCTTAACGGTAATAGACCCCCCCCTGGGAGAGACACCCTAATGTGGTCAGGCCCCGATCGGGTCGAGTGAACAATTCACTGTTTGTTGATCCCCAACAGTGTCTTAAACTGGATTGCTACAACTCATGTTCCCGTACAGAGTGATAATCTCACCTCAACTTCAGAATCTAATCGTATTGTTGATGGTACTACTGATTTTATAGCTCCAAATGTTGTTACTAATCAAACCCTACCTCTTTCAATCCCAGGCTCTATTGCGCGTTCTTATTTCCCAAATGATGTCACTTCTATTATCCAATATTTAAACAAACCTATTCCCGTCACTAGTGGATCTTGGAACACTGGTCATACAGCTGGTACACTTCTGTATAACCAAGACACTTGGACAGGTGTTTTCGCTAATACCATGTGGAAAAATAAATTGTTTGGCATTTTTGGACTTCGTGCTACTTTACGTGTTGATCTGGTTTTGAATGCTACTCCTTTCCATCAGGGTAGATTGCGATTGTGTTATTACCCCGCCGCGTCAACGAACCGTTCGAAAGCACTTATGCACATCAGCAACCGTATTCCATTATCCCAATTACCCGGAATCGACATGGGTACTGCTGACTCAACCGTTTCTCTCATGATACCATATGTCAATGTTGGTCGTTTTATTGAGCTCCCCGCAACTGGTTTTGTCTGGTCTTGGGGCGATCTTTACCTTACAGTCATGTCTCCTTTACAAATTGGAGCATCTGGTGATTCTGATGTTGATTACACCATTTGGTATTCAATGCATGATGTGGAATTGATTGGTCAAACTAATAAAGCTGTTTCCCAGTCTGGTTCTGGAAAAATTAAAGCTAAAAGGGTTGCCCCATCTGATTCTGAAATGCGTCCCCTTTCACATTTACTTGGAGCCGCGGCTGACTTTTCCTCTGCGGTTGGTAAAATACCTCTACTCACCCCCTGGGCTGGTCCAGTCTCTTGGTTCCTTAATGCTGCAAAGGGCGCAGCAGTTTCATTTGGGTTTTCTAAGCCCTTAATTACTGAGGTTCCTTGTGCTATGTCTTCCAATTATAATTGGTACACTACGACGTCTGATGGTTTCGATAACTCAATGCAACTCTCTGTACTTGGTGATGCCAAATTACGCCTCCTTGATGACGTTAATGAGTCCCATGAGGACCAAATGTCACTTTCATTCATTAAAACTCGGTGGTCATTTTACCAGCAATTTACTTTGGCTGAGTCCAATACGTTAGGACAACAGGTCTATTCATTATCTCTTATACCTAATAACTTCTTCGAGTTTCCTGCTGCGGATGAAGGATATTATACACCAATTTCGTATCTTTGCTCTCTTTATAGTATGTACCGTGGTGGTATTGAGGTTATGTTCAAGTTTGTTAAAACTGGTTTCCATGCTGGTTCTATAGCTATTACTTTTGTCCCAGGTCCTACTGATACCACAATATCTCTCACTGATTCATCTTATGCCTACCGTACTGTTATTGACTTACAGGAGGGTGATGAAGCTTGTTTCACGTGTCCGTATCTTCTACCTCTTGACTATATAGATGTAACCATTGGCCTTGGTAAGATATACGTCCATGTTGTTAACCCTTTGCGTAGTCCCGAGACTTGTTCTAATGATTTTGATGTTCTAGTCTATGTTCGTGGAGCTTCTTCTTTCGATGTCCAGAAACCCCAAGCCTGGCACGCTTTACCCGTTACCTTACAAGGTGGTGAAGTTGAAAATAATTCAAAGGACATAACATGTGAAGCTCCTGGTGATGGCCCCACTGGCTCCTATAATGAGGAGTTTTGCCAGGAAGCTATGTCCGAATGTTCAACTTCCACGCTACAGCTCATCAAAATGTTCCACCCCATATCTTTTGAATTTGCCGATGCGGTTAATGATGATGTTGTTATTGCTAGTCCTTGGGCTCTTTCCTCCACGCGTTTGAATGTTGCTAAAATAGTGTTCCGAGGTATCTTTGACCCCATTATGTCACAAGTCCTGGCCCCATTCGCTTTTTATCGAGGTGGTATGAGGTGGCGCACATATGCCTCCACATCTGGTTCCGATTTAACTACAACGTATTTTTATCGAGCTGACAACACTTCCAATGTGACTTCACCGTGGATCGACACAGATACTGCGACATTGCCTATAGCGACTAATTCATCCATTCCTGGGGGTATTACTTTCACCCAGAGACAACCTTTTGCCGCCAATAACTACTCTCATGGGGGTTTGAGTGTTAACGTTCCTTATCAATGCCCTTATCGTATGGCACCAGTCCAGTTCTGTAACGTTAATACACCCAATACAAACTTTTTCACCCCTCGACCCTCAATAGTTTTCTATCCTGGCGCTAATAAGAATCGCCTGGTTTCACGGGCTGTCTCGGATGACTTTCAGGCTTTGTTTTGGGTTGGCATACCTCGCATGTCTGGATGATTTCTTTTCTTTTCTTTTCTCTTATTAAATTTAAACTTAATAAAAATTATATAAAGCTACAAGTGTGGCAATAAAATATAATGCCCAATAGGGCCGCTTCCGAGAGAAGTGGTTTTTATACTCATAGCCCTTTTGGGCCATGGGAACTTTCCCACTTCTTGACGAATTTAATTCTTCTCTATCTTTTAGTCGACTTTATTATCATTCGTAACGATCTCCAATGAGGTTTAGAGTGATTCTAAAGCCAATGTGCTTCTAGTTGAAGGAGGCGAATATAAAACCGTCTTAGCCAGTACTCATGGATTTATCCATGGTACGGTGTTTTCTTGACAA